CTTCTCCCAAACCAAGGTTTTCGAGAGCCGTTTGCACAGTGCCATCCGATTTGATATCGCCAAACGGATTCTTGCGGCTTAACAGCAGCGCACGAAGCGCGGTAAGCAACTGGTCGTGCCGCGCCTTCTCCAGGCTGGCACCGGATGCCTCCACCACGCTGCAGAGTTCTTCCTGCAACATATCAAAGTAGTCATCATCCAGATCGGTGGCAGGCGTGCCGGTCTGGGGGTTACCACGGGTAAAACCGTTCTTACCCGCGCCGAACTTATCCTTCTGCGCGGTTTTCGTGTCTATACGATGCATGGATTACTCCGGATATTTAAAAATTACGTAGGTATGCGACGGGCAGAGTTTGTTAAGCACACACTCGACAACGGTGTCGCCCCAGATACGCAGCGCGGAATCACAGGGATCGCCACATGTCATCCAGGTGGTGTTGGTGGTGGTTGGCATGTTGACCTGCCAGTAATACCGCCATTCCGGCGCATTCACCGCGTCAGTACAGGCCGATGAGCAGGTGAACGTGCTTTTGTCGTATCGCGTGATGGTGGCATCTGGTCTGCCCAGGGCAGCAAGCTGTGCAAGATAAAAATCCTCGTTGATGCCGCCCGCCAGGTTAACCTTCGCATCCAGCCGTTGCTGACGCTGGCGAAGGGTCTGCGTTCCCGCCGGAATACATTCATCCGGCAGACCGCACAGACGCTCCCAGCGGTTTATCAGTTCAGTGGTGGTGCGCGGATCCAGCTCCCGCATCAGGGCATCCGCACGCTGATGAACACGGGTTAATGACGGTGCCGCACCGGCAATCGCCGGATCGCTGGCTGACCACGCCGGACCGGGCGGCAACAGTGCCGATAACAGGCGGATGTAATCATCGTTTGTCACGTCCATGAAATCGTCCCCAGTACCGCCAGTTCGTTTTTCGCAATGGAGATATTGTCCACCGGTGCAAGCAACTGATGGCTGTATTCCCCGTTCGCACCGGAAATCGCTTCACTGATACGTGACACCTTCAGTTCTCCCTGCGGATAACCATCACGCAGCAGGAACGAACGCAACTCCGCGGTAATGGCAGCCCGTATTTCCGGTGTGTCCGGCGTCACGCGGATATGAAAATCCACCGTATGTGCCACCGGCCTGAATACATACAAATCAGAGCCTGCCACCGGGGCCAGTGGCCCGATATGTTGTCTTGCTGCCGTTTCCGTTGATTCTTCCGGAATGGGATTAATCAGGTCACTGCTGGCAATCATCACACCGACAGTTCCCGTTCCCATCCAGTGACGGTATGTCCATGCGCGGGTAATGCCGGGCACTTCTTTAGCCCAGACGACATAGTCCCCGTCAGCCCCGCCCTGCGGCGTCCAGTAATACCGCTCAATGACGCGGGCGCGCCACGTTTCCAGCTCTTCAGTATCAAATCCGCCTGTCAGGGTGTCAGCCACACCGGAAGACGGCAGCCCATTCACCGGCGTGACCAGGATTAATGCCGTACCGTCGTCAGCGTTACCGACCGCGCCTGTAGTTGAGCAAGTGATCGGCACACGCAGGACACCACCAGTGCTGGTTGCATCGGCAGTTGCCGTGTACTGAACCAGGTCATCGCGCTGAATAACACTCCCGGCGGTCACCTTCAGGCCATCGCTGACACCTTCCCAGCGCATATACCCGCTGGCAGCCGTGGCCCCCTTGCGCGGACACCGTTTCATCGCAGCATGTCGCGCCAGCCAGGACTCATCGCACAGGTCAGGCAGCATATTCATTGCCAGATAATCGATGTACCCGTAAACCGTATGCAGCGCCGCCGCATACACCTTTGCCCGCACGTCTTCATCCATGCGCCGGAGCGTGTCGCTGACGTCCAGCCTGGCGAATAAATCGTTACGGAGCATACTGATATTTTCTGCCAGCGTCGGGCGCTGAAATTCACTGTCCGCCATGCGTTATCGCACTCCACAGATCATCAAAAGAAATCATTACCGGTCCGTCACGACGCCAGAGAGTGATACTGTTACCCAGTTCATTAATCCCGGTGCGGCGGATATCCAGATCAATACGGGACACCACGCCGTCATCAATCATCCATTGCAGGCATTCGCGGATATACCCCCTTACCGTCTGCACCAGCTGATTGGTCAGTTTGCTGCGCTGAAGCAGCCACAGTCGGGAGCCGTAACGGTCATTCTGTACCGCAGGCCAGGTATCCCCCCACCATCCCATCGGGACGTCGGCATTGTCATCAGGTTCAGCCCGCCGCCAGGTGAACAGGGAAATCACCACGGCACGGGTCAGCGGATCCAGCGGTGCGCTGGCGCAGGTGCGTTTACCGTTCACCGTCAGCCACAGTTCCATCATGCCTCCATCGCTTTATCAGGTTTGTCGGTGTTACTGCCCTGACCGTTCTCTCTGTGACGATGCCCGTTATAGGCAAGCCGCATCGCTGACATGGTGGTGCCGCTGGAGTCGCACAGGTCTTTCACCTGTCCGGTCACTTCCAGGTCCATTTCAAAACGAGCCTTAGGCGCATTGCGAAACGTGATCGTTTTACCTGCACCGTCCACCACGATCCCCTCCCGGGTCAGCGTCACGGACTGCCCCTGATCGTCATAGACAGCCACCTCACCCGTCTGCAGCCCTTTCAGGCGGTAGCGCCGGTCCGACACCGTAACAACCACCGCATGAGAACGGTCGCCATCCGGAAACAACACCACCGCTTCCGCACCGCTGTTTGCCCTTGAGGTAAAACCGTAGGGTTCAAGATGTTCAACCCCGGCTTTGGGTTCACCGGCAATCAGAGACACATCCACGGTCTGACATTTCGTGGCGGCACTGATGCTTTTCACCACTGCCCGCCCAATCAGGCCGAGGAGTTGTCGCTGCATGGCTTCAATCGTCCTCATCAGAACGGGTCCTCCTGTACTCTGGCTTTTTTCTTTTTCCGCGCGCCGGGGGCTTCGGGTTCAGGCAGATAAGCATCAGGTGGGCCGACACGGATTTCCGTCAGGGTGCCGTTCTGGTCCTGAGTAAACGTGACTTCCGAAACAAGCAGTTCGGTATTGTCGAAACCACAGACCGGATCGAAGACAATCACCCGCTGGTTGGGCTGCCACAGCGTACCGTTACCCTGTCGCCAGCCCTGCACCACATAGGTGGTTTCATCCGTCCGCGCCGCCCGTTGTCGGGCTTCAAAGTCAGCACGCGCAATACAGCCTGCCCCCGTGGCCTGCCCTGTCTGCCTGATATACATCGGACGGTAACGGGCAATAAATGCGTCCTCTGTGCGGGCCCGCAGCGCGGTGGTGGTGGCCTCACCGAAATCATCGTCGTTTCCGGCACGCTGCCCCGCCACCTGGTAAACAGAAAACCGCTCCCGGATACTCTTCTCCGTATCGCAGGAAAGGATGTTTTCCCCGAGTACCAGCGCGGTATGTGCCCGCGTTGAGCCAATACCGCCAATCACCAGCCTGCCGTGCGGGTCGTCGTAAGCCAGTGCCTGCTGCTGACCGAGTATTTTGTTGATCACCTCAATCACCGTTTCGCCGTGATCGGGCTGGACGTCAGGAATAACACCCGACGGCGCACCGTTGTTCACCACCTCAATGCCGAAAGGCGCAGCAAGCGCCTGCGCTATCTGTACCAGCGATCGTCCGTTAAACTGTGTCGGTTCGGCTGCACAGTCAATCAGGTCAGCGGTCAGACTGCGTCCGGCAATACCGGTGCTGACCGAACGGGCATCGTAACGAACGGGCGTCGCCTCCACCCAGCCGGTGATCACCAGCTCATCACCAATCAGCACCTCCACTTTTGAACCGTTTTTAATGCGCGGCTGAAGCGTGGTGATACCCTCATCTCCCGGCCACTGGCGAGTGATCTCCACACTGAAATCCCGCGCCAGCCGTTCAATACCGGCACCGATGCGCACCGATGTCCAGCCATTCCACTCCCGGCCATTTACCCGTAGCGTGACATTGTCGTTCATTGCACTGGCACCTTCAGAGGGATCACCGGCACAAAGCCGGGATGCGTAATGGCATTACGCCGGATAATGTCCGCATCACGCGCCGCGTTATCAAACCAGGTCGCCGCCAGCACCAGCGCGGGTAAAACCTCATCCGGCGTGCGCTGAATGATCCGTGCAGACTGTTCAAGGCGCGTGTTGATATCCGCATTCAGATCTGCTTTCACCCGGCGCAGCGCCAGAAACAGCGCATCACTGGTTGTACGGGACAACTCCTTATCAATTGCCGTATTCAGTGTGTCGCGAATGTCAGTCAGTTCTTCCCACGTCGGCAGGTCAACTGTGTTTTTCACCGCCGGTGCATTGTTCAGTGCCGGATGCGTGACGGAAGGCCAGCCAGTGCTCTGCGCAGGTGTTGTTGCCTGCCCCACTGCGGAATTCTGCATCACCGCGGAAGTTGTTGGCGCAGGCAATCGGGTGACGGCATACGCCGCTTCGCTGATTGCGGTCGTACGAAGGGTGCTGGCAACCACGTTACGCTGCTGCGTCGCCGTGGCGGTGGTTTTACTGTCCGTTTTCCAGACGCCGCGCGGTTGCAGATCGCTGCCGAGGCTGACACCGGAAAGCGTTTTGATCATGGTGACCAGGTCGCTGGCGTTACCATAAAGGCGTTTCCCGGTACGCCACATTTTCTGCACCTGCTCAACGAAATTTTTGCCTGACGATGGCGGCGGCAGAAGTACCGAGATATCCCCCTGCAACAGCCTGGCGGCATCCGATACGGCAGAATCCACCACTTTCATCGCATCAGAAACATACCCCAGCATTATGCTGGCATTACCGATAACGTCGTTCTGCACGAAATCCGCCACACCATCGATACTGAAACCGCTGAAGCTGTCACTGATGCAGTCATCCAGTGCAGAACAGGATGACATCAGCGTCTGCGCCGTCGCCGCACCTGATGTGGGGTAAGAGAGTTCTCCTGCTTCGACAAACTTCAGGTCAAAGCGGACAATACGCCCTTCACTTTTCGATGTGCTGACCCGAACTTCCCCGTCAACACAGACTTTCAGCTCACCATATGTCGGGTGGACAAGCGTGCCGGGACCGGGTTTATTCAGCGCTTCAATCAGGCGATCGCGCTGGTCAAAGCAGTCATCTCCCACCACATAAGCTGTGATGGACGGGCGGAAAGTGACTTTTCCCAGATCTTCGGTATAGGGCTTGTCGCGGTTCGGGTATTCATGTGTTTCCACACGGCGACCGGTTCCCGCACTTTCTTCTTCAACCTTAAACGGTACGCCGCGAAATGACGCATCCTGAAGCCTGTCTTTCCACGTCATATAAACTCCGGATACAAAAAACCCGCCAAATCTGCTTTGTCAGTTATTTACATCGCAGAAGATGTGGCGGGAACCTAATATTTTTAATTACTATCTGAGTTGAACATCAATGGAATAAATATCACCACTCTTTATAAATTTAGAATCTGTCCTTTCATCAAAAGATTCAAATGACTGTACCTTTAAAAACTTTTTCATTTTATTTTCAAAAATACTTTCATTAACACCAGTTAAATACTTGAACGCTCTACCAGCAAGGACCTCATTACTTAAATCCATTGTGTTTTTATTGTCTTTGAAAAACCAAACAATAACCTTTTGTGGGCATGATGGATTATAAACAGATATATAAAACTGCGGCTCATATTTTTCATCAGCGTCATCACTAAGCATTTCTTCAGAAGATAATTCTCTTCTGAATTCATATTGCCGCTTAGTTATTCCTTCATCCTTTATTATCTCTTGCTTAACTGGTGCAATACCTATAGAAGAGATTAATTCTGACTCATTAAAGCTGAACTTACACTCCTCCGCGGCCAAGTTAAAAGATAAAAGTGCAGATATAAAAAAAACAAAGATACGCATAATCATCCCTTCAATCATTTGTAAGGAATGATTATATTAACTACTTAAAGCTGAAAACCCAAATTATGCCAGACAAAAACACATTAATCATTTTGTACACTACCTGAACCGCGTATAGCCAACATCATGGCTGACATCAAAACCGCTGGATCGCGTTTCCATAACCCGCATACCCGGAGGCGAATTCACAAAAGATACCTTGATCTCACCATCAACTTTTGGCACAGAAGCTTTGTTAATCATGAAGGGATTCGAGCCTGTGGCATCGGAGGCGTTGTTTGCCTGAGCCGGATCCACCACCGGATAAGGAGTGTATCCCCGTGGCGGTATTCCCGTCCCATAAGCATCATAAGCACCCGCGCCCCACTGCGCCGAGTTAATGGCATCGACCGTGTCACCGGAACTGTCGGTAAACCATTCAATAATCGGCTTCAGCTTATCCCACATATCCTGAAACCACTTAACAACCGGTCCCCAGTTATTGATCACCATCCCAAGCGGCGACCAGGCAAAAACCTTCTTCAGAAGTTCCCAACCTGCCTCAAAATAAGGACCAATGGTTTCCCAGAGCTTCTTGAAATAAGGTCCGACAACATCCCAGTTAGTGATAATTAATCCCGCAGCCAGAGCAATCGCCGTCGCAATCATGCCAATCGGCGTCATCGACATAATCCTGCTGACAATACTGATGGCACTGCCCACGCCCATCAATCCCAGTTTCAGAATCGCAAGACCGGCAGCAAGCCCGACGACGCCGCGAATAACCCGGGGATTTTCATCCGCAAACTTCGTGAATTTCTCCCCCAACTCCCCCAGCCATTGTGTGATATTTTTAGCGTCACCAGAAAATGCGCCGCCAATAGCCGCAAGGCCGTTAGTTGCGGTCCCTGTCATTGCCTCCCACAGGTTGGACAGCGTACCAAGCTGTGCCTGAACACGTTTATTCAGGCTGGCCTGTTTATTCATCTTCTGCTGGATCTGATCGTAGCCATCCTTTCCTTTATCGATTAGTGCATTGACCACCTGAAGGGTTTCGGCATCATCACCAAATATTGCCTTAAGTACACCTGTTCGCTTAACGTCGGTCAGTTTTCGCAGCTTTGCCAGTTGCCTGAACATGTTATCAAGACCGCCAAAACTTCCTTTGCCGTCAGTAAAATCGAGCTGTACCCCGAGTTTCTGGCGGGCCATAACTTTATTAACGTCCCTGATTTTCTTAACGCTTAATCCGGACTGGATAACTTTTCGCAGGGCATTACCTGCCGACTCCCCGTTCATCCCCATCTGATCCATCATGACGCTGATGGGGGCAAGGCTCTGTGCAGCCTGAAGACCATCCTTGTTCACCATCTTCAGAACAGAACTGGTTTTAGTGAAGAAGGACAACATGTTGGTATCGTCAACGCCCAGATAAAACGCCTTCTGGATAGTGTCGAACAGCCCCATCATGTCTTCTGACGCCGTTCCGGTAGCATCCTGCATCTTTGCAGCAAACTCAGCAGCCGCTTCCGGTGTTTTTTTCAGTTGTACCGCAAGATAAGCTGTCGCTTTACCCACACCACCCAGAATGTTTTCTGCCGGGATCCCCTGACGCACCAGCATCTGCATCATGTTCTGGAAATCAGCCGTTGTACCGGGTAGCTGGTTACCCAGGCCAATAGCCAGTTTATTGATGTCCTGAAAGCTCTTTCCAACCTCGCCATTCGCATCCATCATGGCGACTTTCAGCCCGGTGGCGGCGTTTTCCTGATCGGCATAAGATTTCAGGGAAAGCGTCAGACCCGCTGCCAGTCCGCCACCAAGCGCCAGCCCACCCTGTGACGCTTCTTCCGCCTGGCGTTTAAATCCCCGGATTTTCTTTTGCATTTTCGACAGCGCGGGAGAAAGCCTGTCGACACCGGTGATCAACGCCTTAAGCTCAAATTCAGCCATGTGTGCGTTTCTCCTGCTCTATCCTGTTTGCCTGACTGACCAGTAAGGGAATTTCACTGATCGGCATATTCAGCAATTCGAAAGGATTAATGCGCCAGTAGCTGGCGCAGTCAAAGAAGCGATCAGTGAGGTATTCAGCCGTCAGGCCTGGAGGAAAAAACCAGCCACAAGCCACGCCGCTGCATTCAGGTCTGCCGGAGACATCTGGTCGACAGAGCTTTGCGGCACTTTCGCCAGCCGCACAATGTATTTCGACACCACATGCGCCAGAAGTTTGACTGACTCATCCTGATTCATCTGGTAGGGATACCCCAGCTCGCGGACATCCTTCCCGGTGGGCTCATCAAACTCCAGTACGGAGAGTGTCTCACCATGAGCGATAATCGGTTTCTTTAACTCAAGCTCTTTCATTACTGGTAATCCCCTTCTTCACCGTGGAACTCAAGATCAACCGTGCCTTCTTCGGCATTATGGTTCGCTTCGCCGTGCAGCCAGGCGGACGACAATACATAGACCTGACCGTTCGCCAGCTCGGCAGTGATGGTCATCTCATCAGACGAGGTGATTTTGCTCACCGGAAAATTCTTCGGCACCTTGAAGGTCCCTTTGACATAAGGCGCACGGTGAGTTTCCTTGCGGTCCACTGAACCGTCCAGGCCGATGATGTCATCATTGACCGTCCTGTTCATGGGCACCTCAATGCCGCCGGTCAGCGATAGCTGTTGACCGTCAATTTTGAAATAACAGGTTCCCCCGATACGGGCCATTATGCAGACTCCTCTGAATACTGAAGACGGAACTGGTTAACCACGGCAAAAACACGCAACTGGTTAACATAGTCAGGCGGGAACAGCGTGTTCAGGCGGTTCGGATCGCTGGCATCACGCTCCACAACCAGGTACTGCTTAAACAGTTCGTAGTTTTCCACGATCCCCGCACGCTCAAGCTGACGGTAGGTTGCCAGCAGTTCCCCTTTGATCACCGCCGGTGTGACAATCGCCTGACCGGGACCAAAGCGGGTACCGTCGCTGGCAAGCTTGTGACGCCCGTACTTACTGGTAATGACGGATTTCAGTTTGCGCAGCACATACGCGCTGGTATGCAGCGTCTCGCTGTCGAGGTAAACAAGCGACGGTTAAGCTCCTGCTCCCAGTTCGTCACCCACGGCATCATCGTGTAGCGGACAAACTGAATCGCCTGCGCAGAAATATTGGAGAAGGTGGCTTTTTCGAGGTCATTAATCATGTGCGCAGGAATATTGAAAATACCGGCGATCATTGAACGGTTCAGCTTCATCATGTCAATGATCTGAGCGTCAACTGGCGACACAGTCAGTGCCTTGTAATCCAGATCGGCTGGCAGCAGCATGGTTTTGTTTTCCTGGCGGCGTAACGCCTGCGATGCCTTCTGCCACTGATCTTTAAGCCAGCCCCAGCTTTCCTTATTGAGTCCGCTTTTAACGGATACTATCCCCGCCGGACGGGCATTACCGCTGAAGAAGCTTTCTGTGTACTTCTGACCGCTCATCCCCATGCCTATTGTTTCGGCATGTTGCATAATCGGACTCAGCCCCATCTTCTGATTATTACCCAGCGCACGGATGTGGATCATATCGTCCGGACTGATCGCAAACACCCCATATTCGTTGTACAAACCGTAGGTATATCGGCCACCAGTATTCATCAGCGTCGTTTCCCACGGCATACAGCAATCCAGGGATATGACTTCACCGCGACGATTACGTTTCACCCAGGTATACCCATTCCCCCAGCCAAGGATGTGACGTTGCTTCAGTTCGCGCCATTTGTAGCTGGTTTGCCAGGTATTGGGCTCATCATGAACCAGATAAAACGCAGGATGATCGCGTGCGGGTTCAACCTTCCCCTTGTGCCTGCGCATAACATGCAACGGCATCTGGGCAAGGCTGGAAGACAGGACATAGATACAGGAATACACCGCAGCCAGTTTCATCGCAGTCTCAGGACTGACATAAACGTCTGCCCGGAACAGCCCATCAGTATCAACGGCATCCCCGGTTATCGGGGTGGAAGGATTCTCCAGTGATTTACTTCTGAACAGAGCATCAAGCAGCACGCGTCCCCCTTCTGGCCATAGCCAGTGCGCCCACCAGCAGTAAAGCACCGGACAAAATCAGAGCCGGAGCCATACCAAACTGCAGGTAAACCCCGCACGTAAGCAGGCCAAAACCAGCCAGCCCGATAACATCAGCAATTAATGATTTCATAGAATTAAGAGATCATCGTCCGGATCAAGAGATGAGAGGAAATCGTCAGGTTCTTTGAGCATTGCCCGACCGATCGTCATAATCAGTGCAACCGCACCATCGATTTTGTTTTCCGCCTGCTCCTTGACGGGCTTCACTAAATCATCGTTACCTGGCATGTTTTTGCCGACCACATTGCCGATACACCAGGTCATGATGGGATTGCCGTCATGATGAAAGCGTCCCGATTCAATCGCTGCTTCCAGCTCTTTCATCGGATCGGACATATTGGCGAAGTTCTGGACGATAGTGACGGGATTCAGATCTTCATCAGCAAGGTCATGTGACAGCCCGGTCGCCCCGAAGGGGTCGATGGGTGACTCACTGACCGGGCTGATTTTGTTCGCCGCTTTGGCCTCCTCGAGGATGTAGCGATAATCCACCTCTGCACCATCGGTAACGGTCAGGACGCCCATTTCCACCCATTTCTGAAAGCGTTCGGCTGTCCGTCTATCTTCATTTTTCTCGACGCTGTACACCGTGTCATACGGTACCCAGAAGCGCGGGGCCACACTGTAGTAATGCGTTTTACCGTCAATCTCGCGGGTATAAAGTCGCGCCATGCTGTTCATATCCAGCTTACGCGCCAGGTCAAAGGCCAGAATGCACGGCTGCCCCTCGAACTGCTCAAGGGTCAGTGATTTATCCTCGCAGCTCTGCCAGCTCACCAGGTTGAAATACGCCGAACGCGCCGACACCCAGATATTGAGGTGTTTTGTTTTAAAGACGTTTGCCAGACGGGCGTTATTTTTCGCACGCTGCTGCTGACTTAACAAAAATTCGCGATAAACCGACACGCCAATATTTGGATTGGCTTTTTCCAGCACCTGCGGGTCGGTCCAGTCGTCACCTTCATCAACGGTATAGATGATCCCGAACAGTTCATCGTTAGGCACCGAGCCGTTGAGCATCTCGATGACTTCCCGCCGCTTGTCGTAGCACGGCCCCTCAATGTTGTACCCGGCGGTGGTGATGGCCCACATCAGTGGCTGACGTCGCGCCCCCATCCCGGTAAGCATCGTGGTGTAAAGCGCATCGGTGGCGTGCTCGTGATATTCATCCACCACAGCACAGTGGGGTGATGAACCATCACCGGGGTTACCGATCAGCGGTTCAAACCGCGCGCCATCCTCCGGACGGTTCATGTTTGAGGCGTTAACCTCAATCCCGAACGCTTCCGTCAGCATGGGTGTGCGTTTACACATCAGTCGCGCCGGGCGAAAGACTTCCCACGCCTGTTTCTCCGTCGTGGCACCGGAATACACTTCCGCGCCAAACTCGTTATCACAGGCAAAACAATACAGGGCGACACCGGCAGAGATTGCCGATTTGCCGTTCTTACGGGGGATTTCGGTATACACCTCCCGGAAGCGGCGCAGCCGGGTACCTTTATTGACCCAGCCAAACGCACAGCAGATCACAAAGAGCTGCCACGGCTCCAGCGTGATGGGCATCCTCTTGAATGCCCACTCCCCCTTGGTGTGTGGCAACAGCTGAATAAATTTCGCGGCCCGTTCAGCCAGGTCCTTGTCGAAGCGGTAACGAAACGACTTACTTTTTTCCGCCATCAGGTCATCAAGATGGCGCTGGCAGGCCTGAATCACAAACTGGCAGGCCACAATCTTTCCGCGCACGACATCACGGGCATACTGATTGGCAGCATTTACGTTGGGGTAAGATTTCCGGCTCATGATTCGATGATTTTCAGAAACGGGTTAGTGGCTTTCTTCTGCCCCGCCAGGCCAATCAGACGCTGGCGGCTGCTGGGGTCGAGTCCGAGCATTGCCCCCGTGCTGCTCATCTCGGACTCCTGTTCTTTCTTGGCGGTCAGCTCCGGATTTTTGACCATGCCACCCATTGCACCGGTGATGGTGTTGCCCTGTCTGGCAATATTTTTCACGGCACGCCGCCAGAACTCGTAGGCCACGCACCACCGCTCAAGCACCGCGAGGTCAGTCACGCACAGCAGGCCCTGACCGCAGAGTTCTTTGGTTGTCAGTTGCCACATGATCGTGGCGAGAGGGAGATCTTCTTCAGCGAACCACTCCGGTGGCTCAACACCTTTGATGGGCGTAAAAACAGGTTCATCTTTATTCAGGGCTCGCTTGCCGGGGTTTCCGGCCAGCGCCTTGCGCGCCGTTGGCTTGGGGCGACGCCCGGAACGCCCCGCCGTTCCAGCCATATGCGGCACTCCTGGTTAAATTTCATTTTTCGCGGGTATAAAAAAACGATGGGGCGGGCAGTCCTGAAGACGTCAGGCCGCAGAGATTTGACCCGCCCCTCCCTCACAGACAGTTGAGAATTATTATCACTTTAACCGTTCACGGGCCGTCTTCGCCTTATGGCAGGGCCAGCACAGACTCTGCAGATTACTGTCGGCATCAGTGCCGCCATGCGCTTTAGGGATGATATGGTCAACGGTTTTCGCCTCGCGCACCACACCGGCACGCAAACACAACTGACACAGGCCTTTGTCACGCTTCAGTACTCTCACCCGGATACCGTCCCACTTCGAACCATAACCACGCTGATGGCGGGACTGGCCCGGCTTGTATTGCTTCCAGCCCTCGCTTTTGTGGCTTTCGCAGTAGCCTGACGGGTCAGTCGTGGTATTGCGGCAGCCGCGAACACGGCAGGCTTTTGGGATTCGAGGGGGCATAAATATATTCCTGTTCTTTGTCCAGACTATTTGCCTGCTGCCAGCAAAGCGTTACGGCGCATCTCGATACTTCGAATTCCCGCTTTGTCAATATTGCATTGTCCCAACGCTGACAACAGACTCACATTCAACTCCAGACTGGCACCATACGTCAGCGGATTGGGTATAAACGGTACAGGAGTATCAGAAGTCAGGCTGGCTGGAAGTGGTGCCACCGGAACGCTCACGTAAACCGTTCGCGAATTTCCGCAACCGGTCAGCAGCGGCAGCAGGCACAGGACGTGAAGCACAATCATCATCCGCAACAGCCACTTTGATATCTTCCTGGGTTCTCTGTGACTCCAGTGCGATCTGCTGTTTTGCATGTTGATTCGCCTCCTGAATGATGTTCGTTATTGCCATAGTACGCAGAACATTCGCGGTGATAGCCTCAGTAGAATCAGCTCGCTGTTCCGCAGCGTCAGCACGCTTCTGCTCCTCCAGAAACTTTCCGTGGTAGTGATTAGCTGACCAGACAAGACCACCAGCAATACAAGCAATAAACGTTAAAATGAGCGCCCAATAACTCGTCTTCATACCAGCAGCGCCGCCCGCGCCTTGTTGTATCGAATCTTACGATCCTCAATACCGTTCAGACCGCCGTTAATGATGCGCGTAACACGATTAATATCGGCACCGTAGACCATGCAGCCTTTAGATGTGTAGAACCATGCAGCTGAGCGCGCGGCCTGTAGATCCTGCTCCAGTTGTTCAGGTGAAGTCACCAGATCTAACTTCAGCGCCGCGCCACAGATGCGATAATTATGGAGGCCAGTGATTTGAATTAATCCTCTACCGCGATATTTCCAGCCATCACCGGGTGCTTTGTTACCCAGCCGGTTGCTATACACCAGATTGGCAATAGCATCCTGACGAGCTGCATGTCCGGATGTTCTGCCAAGGGCATCAGCCTGCTGCTGTGTGATCCTCTTTCCGAACGTCGCCACCAGCGCAGATGGCGTGTAATTAAAATTTTCAACTACGGCGCTAAACCCCATCGACTCATGGCCTACCTGCGCGATAAACATCGCCTGATCCGCTAGTGCTGTAATGCCGAATTCCTTCATCGCCGCATCAATGTGCGGAAACCAGCGCGCAGCCAGCCCGGCGCTAATACCAGCCGCCTTTTGAAATAATTGTTGGTTCATTAGTGCCTCAGATGATCAACCAGACGTGCAACGTTGCCTCTGACGGCCACCAGCACGGAAAGAAAAATAGTGTTCGCCACGATAATGGGCCATGAGGAATGAGGATAAATCCCACAGAGATAGGCCAACGGAACAGCACTGTATGTAACAGTAATCAGCCAGGCTAAACGTGAAACCCAAGGACGATGCCGCGAATCACCACGACGATAAAACATCAGAGTAATAACAACACAAGCACATAACAGCGCATTTATAGTTGCTGTCGGGTCATTTAGCTCCACCTGAACCTCCCCGGCGCGTTATGAGCGCCACCAGCGAGCCGATATCCTGATTATTCAGGAACGTCAGGATTTTAACGGCTAAAGCAGAGACGATTACGGCACCAATAGCATCCAGAGGTTTATCACTGTATCCGGTCAAGTTCGCCAGCTTGGAGCCAACCAACCCAGAGCAAAGAATCCCGGCAATATATGACACGATAAAATATGCCAGTCGGCGCGATGCACTCAGATCTGCTGCTGTTGCTATGTAGAATACAGCCCCTGCAAATGCGCCAAATACAACGCCGTAATCAGTTCCGGTCAGCAGTCCATAAACACTGGCACCCGTCAGGGCACCACCAGCCAGCCCAGTACCGGAAATCGGATCGGACATTTAGCCCCCTCTTAATTGCTGTTGGTCCTCTCAGATATGAGGGGAAGGGATCTTAATGACAGTCTGTTTATTATTTCAGTCAAATACTACCCTGTTGATGATTTCTCAGAAGCGAACTTGACTCCCAAGGGAAACTCAACTTTCCGTTAAAACCACCAGCAGACATTCGTTCAATTTCCACAGAAATATCACTGAGCCGTTCTTCAAGCTCTGCTTTTTCTTTTACCAGACGGTTATAGCGGCTTAGATGAAGCTTTTGCTGCTCCAGCCAGTCTTCAAGCTGTTCAACAGTCATACCAGGGTTAAAAAAATATGGCTGCTGCTTTTCGCCCTGCATTATTGACCTCCAGAAAAGCAAAAACCCCGCCGAAGCGAGGTTTGTTATGATTTCGTTAACGGCAGATATACAAAGCCCATCGTTAGGAAAATCCTAACCAGATTTTTTGAAAAATGCAAGAATCATGTCGCTATCTTCGGTGAAAATCATTTATCTCGTCACTTTTCTTAATTGCGCCTCAGCATATGCTTCTTCCTGCCAGCACTTTGTCACCAGTTTATCAATGACATCTGCATATCCTTTGTACCACTGATAATCCGTCAGGTCTGGTACCAGCTTCTGGACATGATGCCGCGCCAGTGTGGTTGGTAAACGGCTAAACCGGTTTCCATTGCAACGCCCACAAATCTTATAAACAGGCGTGCCATGAAGCCGGGTCCTTTTTTCATCCAGGACAATACCTTTACCCTTACACCCTCTGCACGCTGTGCTGACTTCTCCCTTACCATGACAATGCTGACATAGTTCCTTCCCCCACTCTTCCTTGATAACAGATTCCCCGCTTCTGGAGTGTTTCACCACTTCGCGCAATACATTATGAAATCCAGTACCAGCACAATGCTCACAGCGAGCCTTACTTGCCGCAGACCTGGAATAATCAGCAAAGGCAAAATTCACAAGGTAAGGGATGATCTGTAACCGGGTTTCTTCACTCAATTTGTTCAATGTCGGGTTATCCAGTGCCATCGCGTAATTGAGCAGACCTTCAATCGCAAACTGAGGATCCTGAACACCAACTTTTGCCAGGAATAAGGCAAACCCAAGCGGTGCTTTCGACTGCACCATCCCCTGCGCAGCCATCACATCCGTAATTGTTAAACCACCAGAGCCTGTCGCCGGTGCGTCATCGCTCAGTTTTGGAGATTTCGGGGAGTAATATTTCGGTAAGGCTTCAAGGTTCATGCTCGTTCTCCACTTACGCCAGTACGCCTATTGCCAGCGCACGATCGATAAAACGAAATATCAGCTCCAGCTGGGAACCATACTTCTCTTCAAATGCCACGGTATCCGCATGCAGCTCGTCGTGATGCTTTCTGCACAAAGGCAACACAAAGAGGTCATGCGCTTTTGTAGCCATTCCACCCTGACCGTGACCTATCAGGTGGTGGGGATCATCAGCAGGCTTTCCACAACATGCACACGGCTGTGTCTTAACCCAGCGCGTGTACTTTTCATTAACCCAGCGGCGACGTTTTGGGCGTAACATAAAAGACTCCGGCGACTCCGGATCCACTTTCAGCGCCAGCACCTTTTTCGCCCTATCCTGGATGATGCTGGTGGCAGGAACCGAAGGCACAAGGTCACTTTCCCGGGTGACAGACGGCACAACAGGATTCGGTAATCTCAGTGCCTTACGGGCTGCGCTTTCCGGTAAGGCATCCGCCAGGTCATTACGAATCAGCCACCAGCACAGTTCCGGCATTGTCACAACGTGACTATCATCAAAACCGAGATCCCGACGCACAACAGACAACACCCAGCGGGCACAGTTATCCGTTGCCATTGATTCCAGCCGTTCCGTGAACTGATCGCGCAGCTGGTTATCGCAGTGCCAGCAGAGACGGATTGCGCCCGGAGCGTGCCGCATTGTGGTCATGTTCTCGCTGTGCCAGTCAGAATGAGGCCACTGGCAGCCTTTTTCACGAAGTAACCAGCTTTCAAGACATTCCACGCCACCAGCACGACGGATCACTGCCTCATTGCGGAACACGGCCCGAACGGCAGGATCATCCGCCAGCGGTTGTGATGCCGCCGGAACGGCACCACTGGCGAAAGATGAATAACGTTCCGGCTCAGGCTCCAGCAGGACACGCCCCTGCATAAACAGGGGCATCAGCTCTGAACCTGGCCTGAATAATACGATCCCCATACGCGGGGCAATTTCAGGGGTCAGTAGCGCTCTCACGGTCACCTCAATGAACGGTATCGAGCAGCTTTAACAGCTCAGGAAATCGGGATTCGAAGAAATGCGGCTGCGTCTCGCGCGGATTTGCGGGACTGGTGATGTTCTTGCCGAACATGCAACCTTTCGCTGTCAGCGACCAGAATTTTTTGATGTTGTTAATCGCTGTACGGCTGTATCGTTCGCGCTGCTCGACGATCCCCAGTTTCACCATCTGGTGATATGCCTGATTAGCCGTCAGGCGGATACCATACTGTTTCAGCAGTGCACTCAGTGACAGTGTCGGGCGACTTGAGCCATCGTGTGCATCAGCAGGAGCATCAATGGCATAGCGCGGTGCCAGATTCGGTAAGCCAACAGCCTCCTGGAGTTTCTGACAGGCACCAAGCACAGATGAGTTAGACAGGTTTAACTCCCGACGCATAAAGTCCAGCAGAATCACACCAGCCTGCATCTTGTCAGCAGCCTGTCCGGATAATTTTTCCGGTGCGCTGGTTACCATGTCGAAAGTACGGATCACCTTAAGATGGAATGACGGGCTTATCCACATTGCATAGGCATACACCAGTTCTTTGCAGACATACGTCCCCTGGTTATTTCCGCCACGAATAACGTTAACTGGCTCTATATTGACCGAGTTGCAAATCTGCAACTCGCTTATTAAACGTTCAGTTTGCTCATTGCGGAGCCAGAATGCAGGCTTATGCTTATCCAGAGAACCGGCAGCCCTGTGAAGATCGTTCAGGCTGTAACGACCATAAGCATCACGACGAACTTCAATACCATCAATAACCATCAGATTATTCATACTTCGTTTCTCCTCTTAATCAGGCGGCTGCACCCGCCGTTTTCTCGTACTTACTGATAGTGATCTCGACCTTCCCTTCCGGGATAACCGGTCCCCACTCCACCAGCATTCTTTTCACCTGACTGTCGTCTTCCCACACACCCGCGTGGGTCAGGGCGTCAAACAGCGCCTTGTTATAGTTGTCCAGATCGCGGATCCGGTTATCCGGAGGAAACAACACGATCTCCACTGAAGCAGGTGCCGACGTTGGTTTCGGCAGACGACGTAACTGCTCAACTATTGCTGCGCACGCCGCGCTCTGGAATTTTCGCCCCGCCGCGCTTATCAGGCTCTTACCAGCAAACGCCCCTTTGTTGGGGTGTCGCCAGTACGTGTTCACGCTGGGCGGAAAAGGCAGGATCAGCTTCATACTTTCAGGCCCCTCTCATGTAACCAGTGGGCTGCACGCAGCCTTGCGTTTTCCTCACCGGCAAGCAGTGAGCGGATAATCCCGACCGCCTCGCTGTCGTCGTCCTTCACCGCGGTATGAAGCGTGATGCCCCGGGCCACGCCACGCTTTATCGTGATGACGCCTTTTTTCTCCAGTGCGCGAAGATGCTCCACCGCTGCATTCACTGAACGGTATCCCAACATGGTTGCCACCTCCTGATTGGTTGGCGGGAAGCCACGTTCTTTCTGATAAGAAATCAGCATATCCAGCACCTGCTGCTGGCATTGAGTTAACGTCGTCATGCCGCCATCTCCCTGACCAGTTTTTCCGCCTGCTGGCGAACCTGCACCAGAAAGGCTTCACCACATGCCTCAAGTTCATCGCGCCCGATGTAGCTGATTGCCGGTCCCTTCCAGGTCTTGTCGAAAACAGCAATAGCACCAGCGAAGAAAGCGCCTGTCGGCACCTGCTTCTCATTCTTCGGGATAAACCAGGCAGGCAGTTCAAAACCAATACGCCCGCGAATAAAAGCAATATGGTCCGCATCTTCCGGCCACCACACTTCGCTGGTGGCAGCTTTGATCAGGAAAACATAGCGCCCGCCCTTATCACGCATGGCACTGGCATGTTTCATGATGTAACGCATGCCGGTGATGTATTGCCCCTCATGCTGACTGGCGCGGCTGTATGGGGGATTACCAAAGGCAGCACCTTTAAGCTCCGCAAGACGTTCTGACCAGTCATGCGCCAGCGCGTTATCTTCCGCCGTGTAATACGCGGCACATTTGGCGTTATCACCGTCAGTAAACAGATCCAGAACAAACGGGCCAAACAGGGTGTTAATTCCCCAGAAAATGTTGTCCGGCGTGCGCCACTGATCGCCCACTTCCTTCAGTTCATGGGCTGGTTTGTTCCGCAGTTCCACCAGCGCCTGGCAATATTTATTACTCATTAAGCCCCCACGTAATTCCCTGACAGATACCACTCTTCACCCGATGCAGCGCGCTTGCTGCTTTTCCGTAAGCACCGCTCACGACGCGCCAGAAAATTGTTTCGTTCTGGCTGGGAGTGGCTTTCACGGAATGCCGCCATCCACACGGTTGCAGCACGACGGTATAAGCCCCTGGACTCCAGTTCTTCAGCCTGGCGGGTCAGGCACAAAATCACCCGTGGATCGTTAGTGCCGACATAGAAATTGCGCACAGGTCTGGTTTCTCGAACTGGTTGTGGTTCCGGTTCCTGCGCTCTCTCAGTCAGGCGCGGGAAATGTCTGCGTGTATCTCCTTCACAACGGTGAGCCACACGCCCACTCTGACGTAACTTGCTTGCTGACTGCAGAACGCGCTGCCGTGAGTAACCTGCAAAAGCATCCGCAATGTCTCCGGAAGTACACCCCGGATGGGCTTCAATGAATTTCTGAACTTCATTCAAAAGACTCATGATCACCCCCTGAATCCTGCCGGGATCTGGCTGTAGTCCACGTTGTCGTAACTGGCTTTGAAGTACGGGTCCTCACGTCTGGCTGCAGATACCGCAGGAACTTCCCAGGATTCTTCGAAATGACGATCCGGACCAAAGAACGTGACAGCCTGTTTCACAAATTGTGTGCCGCTGTTACCCATCGCAGATACCCAACCCGCGTAGCGTTTCACACCTTCCAGCATGGTTTCGGGGTTTACCCCCTCATTCAAACGGGCTTTCCAGGCTTTGAAGGCTGCAGATTTTGAATTACCACCAGCACGTTTGGGATATGCCAGCCATGCCTGCTCAAACTCCGGAGAGTATTCCGGCCGGTTTGAACGAACTCGCACGGACTCATCAACTGATGCACCAACAGCTATTGGTTCATTGACTGGTTCTTTGACTGGTTCAAAAGAGTGACTGGTTCTGGGTGAATCTCCTGCACTACCCCCTGGTGCAACTCCTGCACTACCTGGTGAATTTGCTGCACCAGATAGTGAATTATTTGCACTACCCCCTAGTGAATCTCCTGCACCATCCAGATGAAGGAGATAGATATTACTTGAGTTACCTTTTTCACCTTTCCGGGTGACTTTTTTTACCAGCCCGGACTCACAAAGGGCCGCAATATGATTCATCACAGAACGTTTGCTAATCTCGCACTGGTCAGCAATATGCTGGTAGCTGGGCCAGCACTCACCCTGATCGCTGGCATTATCAGCCAGCTTGATCAGAACCAGTTTTCGCAATGGATTCCCCACTCGAATTTTCATCGCTTTAACCATCAGCTCCATACTCATGCTGCACCTCCGAGATGCTTCATGTTTTTTCCGGAGCGAAAGGCTATAAGCGGCATACTGACGCGGTAATTACGGCCCAGCGGTTCACAAATCACCTTCTGACATTCACGGTCAACCAGGCTAACACGTAGAACATGCCCTGCAGGCGTGGTGTACCACTGACCCGGACGAGGACAACGGAAAGTCTGATTGGTAAAACGTTTGAAAATATTCCGGATCATTTGCGCCCCCTTACCTCTGAAGGGTTCAGCGACAAATTTATGAGGCAGGCCAGCGCCGAAGCATCATTAATATAGTCATATAAGCTAACAGCCAGCGGAGATTCGGCTTTTGCCAACATAGGATAAAGCTGCTGCAGCCAGACCTGATGAATTGATGAAATGTAGGAACAGAGAACGCTGGCGTTATGTGCAACGTCGCTCGGTACAGCGGGCTTTGAAAGCTGTTTCTCCATCTGGTTAAAGGCATTGATGTATGCCTCTTTGAACTGGGCAGCACGTTTACCCGTGAACCCCATAGCAAGAAACGCAAAGCCGTCGCGGGTTATTTGATAGCAAGGTAGTTTGCGGCCTGTGCAATCGGTGTAATCACTCACCGAAAAATTGCGGGCAGTGAATGATGCGGAGCATTCAAGCGTGCGGATCTTTTTCAGTACATCGTCATGACGTTTGGAGAAGAAGTTGGCAACAGCCAGAGATGAAGTAACAGCCTGACCATCAACGATGGCAATTTCAGGTTGAGTGAGGGTTGGGATCGTAGCCATGATGGCAGCCTCTTTGGTGATTTTTAATAACTCACCACCAAGGCTTTCCACGACCTTATTGGTGGTGAGACGTACAGGGGTGGAAATACCGGTCACCAAAGAACCCGGCCCAACCGAAGTTGGCCCTGCACGCCCCACCATAATTTGGGCGTAATGCTGCTCATGACACAAAAAAACCGCAAGAGCGCGGTTGTGCGCTTTGGTGAATTCCGGGTTTCCACGCCCGGCACCCGCTTTATAAGGTGCCTGAACAGTGTAACGTCCCGGAATGGCAGAATCAATGTGCTGGTGGTCCTTCACACTCAACAAAATCACGCCTGAATTTCCACAAAGGACTAAAGCACTCATGCGGGTAGTCTTTGCGAAGATAGATAACGCGCTGTGTTTCTGGCTCCCAACGAATAACATGAACATAAAGTCCTCTTCCGTCACGAAACCAGCGGTTAAGTTCCTGCACAACTCGCCCCCCACAGTCAGGTAAAGTTCTCTGTGGTTACTTACAGCCAGGTGATTTGGTAATCTGCATTCATGCCGTAACAACAGGTGTGCAGCGACACTGGCCACCAGCTGTTGCGACAAACGGTTATTTGCCGTTAAACTGTTCATGCGTTAGTTTCTCCACAGACACAAAACGCCACGACGCCCGGAGCTGCACACTCGCGGGCGTCACTCTTTTCTGGAGCGCAGAAAATTTTGTAGACCAGTGCCGCATGCTCCTGGAGCTTCGAAATTGACAGATACAATTCATCATTAATTGCTGTCTGCTCGTGTGGCTCCACTACCCCATCTTCGATTGCCGAACGAATCTGCTTTGAGTAACTCCCGATCTGTTCGATGACTTCCAGCAGGCGCTGGTTTATATCTGCGTTCTCTACTTCCTCAATTTCAGGAAGCGATACAAACACCCCACCAGCAGACTGTGCGACAGCATCCGCAATGTAGTGAGTGCCAGCAGCGCGCTGTAAAATCATTGCCCATCCCAGCGGGAAAATCTGATCGCCATCTACACGAAGGCGGTTGAATAAAGCGTTCTCTGTTACATCCAGCCACTCAGCAGCTTCAGCGTACCCCCCCGGCAACGCCGCGATAGTTTTTCTGACAGCTTTCACGTACCACTCAGGCTGTTTTTCCACTTTCCAGTGATGCTTACCCACGGCTTACCTCCTGTTCCTGTGGTTTAAACCCATTCTGGTTTTGGCTAGATTGAAAACGTGCCGGATAAAGAATCTGCATTTCGCTGATTTCACCCTTAAAAAAATTGGCCAGACGTTCTGCAAGATCGATAGATGGAATTTGTTCCAGTCTTTCAATACGACTCAGCGTCGCTGGATTGACCTGAACGCCAGCAGCAACATGCTGCAAAGTAAATCCGTGCGCCTTACGCACATTCCGTAATGGTGATTGCATATGACCTCCACATATTGCGTGATGAGCATATTATTTCACGCAAATATTTTGCGCAAGTTGATTTGCTTAACGCGCAATAAAGAAATGTAATAAACGCATGAACATAGGAAATCGAGTCAGACAACTTCGCCAGGCGAAGAACATGAAAATCGCCGATCTCGCTGAAGCAATAGGAGTGGATGCGGCGAATATCTCACGCCTGGAAACAGGTAAGCAGAAACAATTCACTGAACAAGCCCTGAGTAATATTGCCAGGAGCTTAGGTGTTGATATTGCTGATCTCTTTACCTCAGACTTCAAAAGTAATACTGTATGTAAAAACAGTATTAGTGAGGATGTTGCGCAGGTGAAGGATGTATTCCGTATTGAAATGCTGGATGTCAGTGCCAGTGCGGGAAATGGCCTTATCCAGGGCGGTGATGTCATTGATGTGATTCATGCCATTGAATACAGAACTGATAATGCTGTATCGATGTTTGGCGGACGACCAGCCAATCACATTAAAGTTATCAACGTTCGTGGGGACAGTATGTGTCCAACCATTGAGCCAGGAGATCTCATCTTCGTTGATGTCAGTATCAATCAGTTTGATGGAGATGGTATCTATGTATTTGGTTTTGATGATAAAATTTATGTCAAACGACTGCAAATGATACCTGACAAACTACTGGTGATTTCTGATAACCAGATTTACCGTGAATGGGGAATTACCAGCGAAAATGAACACCGGTTTATGGTCTTTGGAAAGGTCTTAATCAGCCAGTCACAAACCCTTAAGCGACACAATTAACCCTTACCTCCTCATCAATTAGCCACCCGAAGGTGGCTTTTCATTACCCATCAAATTGCATATCTCGCAACAAAATACTTGCACAATGCGCAATTTCATTTTATCTTTCTTTCCAGACCAACAAACAAGGTACTAACAAAATTTGGTTGTAACACGGCGTATGGCACATGCGTCGTTAGCGGTCTGGGGACGTTAAAGGGGACAATCCACTCCTTGCTCGGGCAAACAAACCAGGTAGCCGGAATGTGCAAGTCAATGAGGATACTGATAAGACGCCTAACCAGCGTGGCGATTCGGTTTGACGCCTGGGAAGAGACCAGGGTGCAACGATGAGGGCATTTATGGAACCGCGACAAAGTGTGGTGCCGTAACTGGCTAAGTGCTCTCAGCGTTGTGGTAATCCGCGAAATGGCGCGGCGGTAAGTATGGCGGGGTTACTCTTTCCCCGTTGAGGACACCGGATTGTCAGGTTGACCATACGCCTGAGTGACAACCCCACCACAACAGCCACTGCTTTGGCGGTACCAGTTTGTACACTTGCTTCCGGCTGGTACCGCTCTTTTTACAAAACAGAGAAGAGCATCACCGGACGACGGGCTCATAACCCAATCCATCCGGGCGGCTGCCACCGCAGGTGTTCTTCTCTGTTTTGTGGAGAAACCAACCGACCTTGCAGGGTCGATATGATGAGGAGCAGCAAAATGGCTAGCGAACGCAGTACTGATGTGCAGGCATTTATCGGGGAGCTGGACGGCGGCGTATTTGAAACCAAAATCGGCGCTGTTCTCAGTGAAGTCGCTTCCGGTGTGATGAACACGAAAACCAAAGGTAAGGTCTCGCTCAACCTGGAAATCGAACCGTTTGATGAGAACCGAGTGAAAATCAAACACAAACTCTCATATGTTCGCCCGACTAACCGCGGGAAAATTTCCGAAGAAGACACCACCGAAACGCCGATGTATGTCAATCGCGGTGGTCGCCTGACTATTCTGCAGGAAGACCAGGGACAATTACTGACTCTTGCCGGTGAACCTGACGGAAAACTCCGCGCAGCAGGTCGTTAATATCGTTTTTAATAAACTAATTATTCATCTTATCACTGAATATCTTTAATATAGTGAGGACTTATTATGTCTCAGAACTTAGACGCAACCGCAATTAATCAAATCCATGCCCTTATTTCTGCTCAGGGTGTTAATGAAATTATCAGTAAGATTGGTGCCGATGCTGTGGCATTGCCTGAGAATTTCCGCATTCATGATCTGGAAAAATTTAATTTAAATCGTTTCCGTTTCCGTGGTGCGCTTTCCACTGCCAGCATCGATGACTTTACCCGTTATTCTAAAGATCTTGCAGATGAAGGCACCCGCTGCTTTATCGATGCTGATAATATGCGTGCCGTCAGTGTGCTTAACCTGGGCACTATTGATGAACCAGGTCACGCAGATAACACCGCCACTCTCAAACTGAAAAAGGCAGCACCGTTCTCTGCTCTGTTGTCTGTTAATGGCGAGCGTAACTCCCAGAAATCACTGGCAGAATGGATTGAAGACTGGGCCGACTACCTTGTGGGCTTTGATACTAATGGTGACACCATTCAGGCAACAAAAGCGGCTGCGGCGGTCCGTAAAATCACGATTGAAGCGAACCAGACCGCTGATTTTGAAGATAATGACTTCAGCGGCAAACGCTCTCTGATGGAGTCTGTCGAAGCGAAAACCAAAGACATTATGCCAGTGGCATTTGAATTTAAATGCGTTCCGTTTGAAGGCCTGAAAGAACGTCCGTTTAAATTACGCCTCAGCATTATCACTGGCGATCGTCCTGTACTGGTTCTGCGCATTATTCAGCTGGAAGCGGTGCAGGAAGAAATGGCTAACGAATTTCGTGATCTGCTTGTTGAGAAATTCAAAGACAGCAAAGTAGAAACTTTCATTGGTACTTTCAGCGCCTGATTTCATTACTGCAAATGCCCCTGCGGGGGCATTTATGGAAACATAATCGACTCAATAATCGCCGGATGGTGAGGGCTTCCTTTTACCAGAATTCAGCGTGATGCAGCACATATACGTGGAGAACAAAATGTCATTTATTAAAACTTTTTCTGGGAAGCATTTTTATTATGACAAGATAAATAAAGACGACATCGTGATTAACGATATCGCGGTTTCCCTTTCAAATATCTGTCGCTTTGCAGGACATCTTTCACACTTCTACAGCGTCGCCCAACATGCGGTGCTTTGCAGCCAACTGGTACCGCAGGAATTTGCTTTTGAAGCGTTAATGCATGATGCAACAGAAGCGTATTGTCAGGACATCCCCGCTCCACTGAAACGCCTTCTTCCTGACTATAAACGGATGGAAGAAAAAATAGACGCCGTAATCCGTGAGAAATACGGGTTACCCCCGGTTATGAGCACGCCTGTGAAATATGCCGATCTCATCATGCTGGCAACTGAACGCCGCGATCTCGGGCTTGATGATGGCTCTTTCTGGCCAGTACTGGAAGGTATCCCGGCAACAGAGATGTTCAAAGTTATTCCACTGGCTCCGGGCCATGCCTACGGGATGTTTATGGAACGTTTTAACGAGTTATCGGAGTTACGCAAATGCGCATGAATGTTTTCGAAATGGAAGGGTTTCTTCACGGGAGATGTGTACCACGAGACCTGAAAGTGAATGAAACGGATGCTGAATACCTGGTGCGTAAATTCGATGCGCTTGAAGCTAAATGTGCAGCACAGGAAAACAAAGTAATACCAGTATCAGTTGAACTGCCACCAGCAAATGAAAGTGTTCTGTTATTTGATGCTAACGGAGAAGGCTGGCTGATTGGCTGGCGTTCTCTCTGGTACACCTGGGGACAAAAAGAAACCGGAGAATGGCAGTGGACATTTCAGATCGGGGACCTTGAAAATATTAATATTACTCACTGGGCAGTAATGCCAAAAGCACCGGAGGCTGGAGCATAATGACCACTTACACCGATAAGGAACAGATTAAAGAAATCAAAGAACGAATCGGCAGCCTAGACGTGCGAGACAATGTTGAGCGCCTTGCTTATGAAATTGCTCTGGCATCACTGGAAGCAGAGCCGGTGGCGTGGCTTCATTCAGACAATGGCTTAGGTATTCCGGCAATAACCAGGAGCAAAAACATTGCTGACAGTTGGTTATCAAAGGGCTGGTATGTTCAGCCGCTATATATGGCTCAGCCAGTGTCGGTGGTGCCGGATGCTCTTCCGTCTTTAAATAATGGCATAGTCGGCTTTGATGAAGGCTGGAACGCCTGCCGCGCCGCCATGCTTCAGAGTCAGGGGGAAGGCAACCCTCATGTAACCCCGGCTCGCCTGCCTGGTGGTTTTACCATTGAGGATGCGAAGGAGTTACATGAAGACCTGGTTCGCAGCCACATAAGCCAGGCTTTAAGTGGCGAAAAGATGAAAAAGAAAGATCGCGATGCTGATTTGCGCTGGATTCATGGCGTTATAGTTCAGGCTGCGTGGTTTGTAAAAGCGTCACTGGAGCAGGCCGCGCTATCGGGCACTCCTCCGGTAACTCCGGATGCTTGGATAAGCTGTAGTGAGCGAATGCCGAAAGGGTATGCTGATGTGTTAGTGACCGACGGCGAGCATGTCGAGGTTAAATGGTGGGATGAATCTGGGTATTGGAATAGTTGGACGGAACTTAACTCAGATATCTTTGCCGATGAAATAACTCACTGGATGCCGCTACCAGAACCGCCGCAGGAGGTAAAGTAATGAACAACTTAATGACAACTAAACAAGTCGCCAACTTCTGTGGAGTTTCAGTATCGACAGTTCTTCGCTGGAACAGCGTAAACAGGAGAACTGGCCAGAAATACAGGCCAGACTTTCCAGATCCTGATATTAAATCATGCCCAAATAAATGGGCATCACGCAAGATTTACAAATTTGCGGGAGTTATTGAGTAACGAGCATTAGCTCAGATGAGAGTTGGTACACCTATGGCACAGAGCTAAACCTGATCTGTTATATTCGCTCTGTGCCGGAAGTATGCCATATTTATTACATACAGTTGTCAATCTTTAAGACTAATTGTGATTGCATCTGGAAATCCAATTTGGCTATAGCACATAGTTTCGGTTATGAATAATTTTCTATCGATAAAATCAAGTACATCTTTTTTCGTGAGCCCCGTTAACATCGTCAATTTGTTAATTACATAATCATACCAATCATGGTGAAGCATGTTTATATACATGTTAATATCAACTGCATCTTTCTTCCATGAATTATTCGGTATCAAATCTTCAGATAAAAATCCTCTTATTAAATCGCTTGCATAAGACATCCTAAGAAAAACAGAAAGAAAAAGCCTTACATTAACATGTGTAAAATTTGTAGATAGCGTCGAAGGAAACTCGTAAAACCGGTAGATCAACCGACTTACAAAAACAGCAGAGTCTATCGCATTTACAGGCAGTAATGTTCCGATGACACTTAATGCACCACTTATAACGAAGCCATTAGCAACAGAGGCATGAGAACCACTTAGGGCAGATGTTAAACATGCACTCAGAATTACGATAGGAGGAATCCTTGCTATTTTTCTCAAACTCCAAGTGTCCACTTTATCCTCACCTATTATTAACCATCCATGACTCCCATTGCCATCATGGTTTCCATGACAATCCATAACAAGAATATGACCTTGATATTGATTTAGAGCATCAATAAACTCAGCTTTCGATCTAACATCAATAATCTCGCAATCAAGATCCGGCATCTGTTTTTTAAATATCTCAATTGCGTTCTCTAATATGAACTTTAAGTGATCATCAGGCTCAAAAGAACGTATAACTAAAACCTTTCTCAACTCAGATGCTTTTACTAAAACGCGCGGAAAAGCAGAGGCGCTCTGTAGAAGAACGTTACCAGGCGTAGCATTTATTCTTGATATCTCATGACTGAACATTATAGGTATGTTATTAAACCTAATCCAATCCAATGGTACATCACAAACAAAGGACAAATCGCTATAGTTTTTACTTATATATGTTCTCAACTTGCAACCAAGGGCTCTTCGAATAACAGTATTGAATGCTTTAGATTTAGTGATGAATGCTTCACTATTTATCCCAGAAGAAGTTGCAAGATCTTCAAGATTTTTCAAATAATTGGAGTAATGATTTATTGCATTTGGCAATCTTATTGCTGGGATTTTTTTATTTATGCTAAATAAAGTAATCGCAGCTGTTGTTAATCGCATTTCAGCGCGTCTTAGTGAGGTGAGGTAACGGAAAGCAGGACTTTTAAAAAGTTCTTTTCTATCTGAATTTATATCAAGTCTAATTCCAGAATAGCCTGGATTCCTCAACACTCCATCAATAAGGAATTTTTTCTCAATTGTGGATAAATTTTCCGTTATTAACTCATAAAAGTCATTATTTTTATCATATAAAAAAGAGTGCATACCCGGAGCAAAAAGTAAGACTTCCGTTGGAAGTGGTATATCTAATTCCTTTAAACATTCGGTGTATGCATCAACGCTATGAAGTATTATTTCTATAAACTCTCTTTTGCTACTACCATCTTTAATTCTTTTTGGTGGAGATAGCATATAGCCAAGTGATTCAATTAACAACTCATTGGGTAGTGTTGAATTGTTAAGCGTCGATCTCCAAGGTGATTTATTAAATAAAGCCCCTCTTCGCTTCAACTTCGTTGATATTTTCTTTTCACTGTGATTTTTTCTTATTTTATCCTCAATGAATTTCAACCGAGAGAAGAGCACCTTATCAAATGAGTATATACTATTAATCTTATTAAGTGGTAGATCAGCGCGTTTAGAATTGCAACAAATTATAGGTGGTATAGCAAAATGTTTTTTTAAAGCACAAACATACGAAAAATCTTCTTTAGCACAAAAAATTAAGCAAAATGGCGTTTGATAAATATTTGGTATTTTTTCAAGATTTTCTTTAGATATTAAAAAAATAGGATTTAGCCCGCTTAGAGTAGGCTGAAAGTTATCATTTTCATTGACAAAAATCTCACTAATTTCTTTTGGTGTTTTGGCCAATAAAAAAAGAATGTTGGATATCTCTGGGTTGAGGAGGCCAGTATCGAAACCTTGGATTATGGTTTGTTCCCCAGTAGTAGGCATGATTACAACTTTAAGTATCGCCCCGTGTTCCTGTAACAGTTCCATCAAAAATCCTAATAAACAAATAAAAATGTTATAATCAAAAACTGCAAGGATTAGCAAGCAATTCTTACAGTTTTAAGAAGGGGATTATACCGCAATATGCATAATTGCGTTCTGCCTATGCAAAATGTCAGTTCTAGTCTGAACAAGTACAAGTAACTATCGATTCAACTCTCTCCCACCATGCCTGGTAAGCTTTACGCTGTTCATCTAAATAATCGCTCTTGTCATAAACCTGCCATACCCCTGGCAGTTTATGACCGAGCATTATTTCTGCAATATGAGGTGCAGTAAGATCAGAAAAGTTTGTTCGTGCTGTTCGTCTCAAATCATGAAGAGACCAATGAGGGAATTGATACCCCAAACGCCGCCATGCGTACTGCATTAAATTGTAAGGCAGCGACTGCAATGATGTCCGGCCAACGGGTTCCCTGCTTCCTTCCTTAGTAAAAAGCATATCGGAACCATTGTTCATAGAGATAACGTACTTTATAAGCTCTTCAACCGGTTCAATAATGGGGCGCTTTAGCGGTTCGCCTGTTATATCCCCTGTCTTATGTCGTTCTGGCGGTACAGTCCATACCTTATTAATGAAATCAAAATCATCCACCCTAGCGGTAATTAGCTCTGAACTACGGCAGCCAAAATGCAGCAATAGTTTAATGAAGGCCCGGTATTTAGGAACCATTCGAGAACCATCGATCGCAGCATAAAGGATTTTAATTTCATCATGTGTCAGAAACCGTTTCTTCTGACCTTTACGGATATCCATATCTTTACCCGTGATATCCGACAGCGGGCGAGTTTCAATGAGCTTTCTCTTATACGCCCAGACATGGGCCTGCTTTGCGTTAATTAGCAATCGGTCTGCTATTGCTGGAGTCTTAGTGCTAAGAGGCTCCAGGACTTCTAACCAATCATGCAATGTAGCTGCATCGTGAGGGATATTCCCGATTTTAGAGAACAGGTGCAGCTCAAACGAGCGGAGTATCTGTTCAGAACCTTTTTTATTTTTTACACAATATGCTTCATACCAGGCACGGATCACAGACTCTACCGTCATGGCTTCAGTAGCTTTTCGTTTTTCAGCCTGCTTGACTAATCGTGGATTGCGGTTTGACTCGAGTTCACCACGGAGACGGATAACTTCTTCTCTGGCCTCTTTTAATCCAGTTGCCGGGTAAGTTCCGATATCAAGGCGCTCACCTTTCCCTGCCCATTGATAACGATATTGGAACACTACGCGACCTTTCGGTGATACTCTGACAGACAGACCATCACGATCGGATTTAACCAAAACCTTATCACGTTCCTTTCCAACGACTGAACGCAACCACGCATCAGACAGCGCCATTACTCACCTTGTACAAATAAAAAAACACCTCTGCTGTTTTGTACATTATGTACAAGCACATGTACAGATTTTTGATGAAAGCAACCTGATGGATTTAAAGTTACATGAAAGAATTTTCAATTAAAGAAACCACATAACATCATATTATTAAATGAGTTATATGATTAGCACTCAATTAACTGAAAGGACTTTGAAAGAGTAAAAGAGCTTTAATTTGGGCTTAATTATTGGGGTGAGAAATAAT